AGAAGATGAAGATGACGACGACGATGACGATAATTTTTTAAATGACTTAAGTCCTAAATCTCCAAAGCTTGCCTCAAAGGAAGAACTAGATTTGCCCATTATTATATTATATATTATACTAGAAGATTATATTTTATTTTAATCATTTATGTAGACCAACTATTGTAATTGAAAGGTGATATCAAAATTTCATTCAAATGGTGTTTCCAATAAGCAACCTGCTTTTCCATATGAATATCCTCCTCTGTCTTGGGATAAGGTGTGCTCGTTTCCATTAATTCCTCTTCTTCCTGTGTTATATTTGGCTTTGGACCAAAACAGTTGACACCGAATTTCACTTTAGGATTTGCTATATAACCACCATTGACCCCAGGTCGCCCGCAATCGTGTTCGTGTCCTTTTATGGTTTGAAGCTGGTCAAATGTTCCTTGTTGCGTAGGGAAAAATGCATTTTGCCCATCCGACCAACCATAGTTACACCATTCGCCTCCTTTATTGTAAGCGTCCTCTATTTCACTATACTTTGCCAATCTGGCTCCATATGCATCACACATTACCTTAGCTTGGTCGTAACTATAGTAGTTTCCAGGAATGTTAAACACCTGGTCTCTCATCTTGTTCTTCGTTTTAGTGTTCCAATTCTCTAAATCATTTTCTATTTCATCTACTAGATTACTACCTGGACTACCTGGATTACTTGTATTTATAGGATTGTTTTGTTCAACAGCCACATTTACTTGCGGATTTCCGTTAAATACATTGCTGATAGAAGTAGCTACACTGATTCCAAAAAGATATTGTGCTGCGATTACCATGATGAGAACAATCATAACAGCCACTGCTATTAGTGTAATAATGGATGATGAAGAAGAGGAAGAGGAGAAAGAGGATGATTCACTTTGGCTATTACCGAATAAAAAGCCTGCTGAGGAACCAGCGGATGAGTCATTTGCGGATGACCCTGCTGACATTTTTCCTAAAGATAAAATAACTGCAAGTAAGAATAGCACGAAGATTACACCTAAAACAATCGGTCTCATAAAAAATTTGTTCATATCTCCATATATATCTTGATTATCTGGATCTGGAATAGAAGGATTCATAGTTATTTATATATTATGATATATATTTTTATACAATTGATTTTTTCCTATAAAAGAAACAGTAGGCCTGGTTCGTTACTAACTGATTCAAATCTTGGACCTCTGTCACGCGCGTATCATTAAAATGATACCATTTTCCATTAGCATTTTTAACAAAGGCAGTGTAATGTCCGCCCAATACGCCCCCACTATGATTGCAAATGCCATATAAATCATAGACGTATTCATGCTTTTTATAACCAATCACATACTTAGACAGGTCAAAATTCTCCAACGGGAAAGTTATCAATTGCTGATTTTTTTGATTTTTTGAGTTGAAGCGCTTAAGGTCAATCACTAAAATAGTAGGTAGACTCCAATAAGAAATCTTCTTTTTCACATCTTGTTTCAATCCGGTTTCACTATTGAACCATGCATTATCTCCTTCTAAGACCTCTCCTTCTACATACAGATTAAAACAATCTTCTAAAGAAGGCGACTTATTCTCACTCGGTATAGAGACATCTATCATAAAATACGGCTCTGGTGAAAAACTAAGAACTTTTCCAGTCTCAATACAAATCAGTTGTGAAACATGAATTCCGTAAAATAAATTCCAAATCTCGGAGTACTCTTTAGAATACATGTTTTTAATGGTTTCAAAGCATTTGACCGCAATTTTATCCGTCTCGTTCTCTACATTTCCAGTAATATTCATATTCACCTCTCGTCCCAAACTGACATGAAAACAATCTATCATAAAAAGCAAGAATTCAGGCAAATCATTTTGCGCATATCCTGTAAAAATACTAATGCTTTTAATTTGCGCCAGTTTTTGAATTGTCATCAAGAATTTATTAGGTGAAACAACGCAGTTTTGTTTCCACATTAATTCACGCAAGCTATCCCACTCTAGTAAAAGCGTGGATTCATATTTATTTTGCAGTTTCTTCTTATATGTCTCCTTATTCAAAAAGTGATTTAGTTCATAGGTATGAGATAAAATTTGCATGCACGAATTAATAAAACAGGTATTTCCCAGGTTTACCAAACCAGTTAGTCCCTTGTCTTTAAATATGTCATTGGATTCTTCAATCATTTATTAGTTAATTATATAGAATTATATTTAAACAGGTTTTATAATATAGTATATTACATAAACCTATATGTCAACCTTTGCCTTATCAGACGATGATAGACGTATCCTGGAAATGTATATTCCTATGTATTGGGATACTGTAAGGCAAATTGATGCTCTACAATTGACGCTAGCCGAAATTAGAACATCTATTCAACGAGTTACAAGCACAACTCCTTTATTTCCTCCACAAATGGAATCAACAATAAGACAGACTACCAATAATAACAATAATCCACCTCCACTATATAATACTCCTAGAATCTCACATATCCAGCCGATAGCACCAGTTGGATTACCACTTGCTGATATAACTTCTTTCCCCCGCTCTCCTGGTGGGGACCATCCTGTGAGAAATAGAGGGATTCCTTATAGAGTGAATGCTGGTCAGGAACCGCATAACTATATTACAGTGGACCCTAATGGACGCAGACAAAGATGGCGCTATCCTTACTCATTACCTAATGCTAGGATGCAATCTAGGCAAATGGGTAGAGCTGCAACGACAACGGCAACGGCAACGGCAACGGCGAATGCTGCTAGCGGGTCTTCTATAAGAGATATCCACTTTTTATATACCTTTTACGAGCCGGTGGCTGTTTATCCAAGTAGAGAGCAACTGCAGCAAGGATTAGGAAATACTATCTTTTCACTAATTGAGTCTCCTTTGAATAATAGCTGTCCTATTACGATGGAGCGATTTGAAGACAATTCAAATGTCACTGTTATTTTAGGATGTAATCATATCTTTAATCCTAGCCAGATTCGCAATTGGTTTCGCACTAGTTGTCGATGTCCTGTATGTAGGTATGATATTCGCGATTACAGAGGCAGAACTGGGTCTTCAGAAGAAACAAAAGAGGAGGATACATTGGAGGAAACAAAGGAAGATGAGAATGAGAATGATGAGGAGGATGATGACGGTGATGAGGATGATGATGAGGGAGAAGTAATTAATAATAGTAATAGTAATAATAGTAACAATAATAGTAATAATAATAGTAACAGCTATATTCCTAGGTCCCCTATTATTAATGTCGACGACCAATCTATAGAAGCTCTTGCACAGAGTTTACTCAATGAATTATTACCTAGAAACATAAACTCTTCTTATAACTCTTTTATTTCAGATGCTAGAAACATAAACTCTTCTTTTTATAGCTCTTTTATTTCAGATGCCTCTGGCACCCGTAGGATATAAAGAAAAATTGAATCATATTAATCTTGGATTACTTTTACTAAAGACAGATAAAGAGTATGATCTCAATTATCAATAAGTGTGCACTCTTTTTGCAAAGTGTATACCTTGCATCGGCAATGTATATACTATGGATTCTCCTCCATTATGTTTCGGCGCATCTATATTGCTACTATTGCACGCCATATACATTCTTTGGATTCATTAGTTCGCCATTTCTAGTAGCTACACCCCAGTGCGTTGGACTCAGGTGGATGATTAATAATGGAGCTACTGTGATGAATGCCATGTGGGCTTTACTAGGTGGCTGGCTTTGTTCAAAGTTGCTCATTTCTAACCCGGTAATTAATGTTATTGATTGAAATATATATAAAGAATAAATGATATATTTGTATAATATATGTCGCTACCAGAGAGACATCGATTTAAATGGAATATGAATGAAATTAATAGATTGCATTCTGAATATGAAATGAGAGAACTAGATGTGCACGCTATCGCGCATCTTCATAAAAGAACGGTATATGCTATTTTGAGTAAGCTATCGGATGAAGGATTAATTGAAAAAACATGGATTGATGCAAGGGGATATAATAGCAAGGAATACCAGGCTTATTCTATGGAAAAAGATAGTTTCGATTCTGATGATGAAAACGACTCTGAATATAGGGATGAATTAGAAGGCAATGTGGATGAAGAAGATGAAGAAGAGGAAGAAGATGAGGAAGAAGATGAAGATTATGAGGAGGAAGAGGAAGAAGACGCAGAGGAGGAAGAGGAGGAAGAGGAGGAAGAGGAGGAAGAGGAGGAAGAGGAGGAAGAAGAGAATGACGATAAAAATTCAAATAAAGAATCTCTTGAAATAGAAGACTCAACTAGTGACTTTGACCCATATGATAGCAAGCCTAAGCTTAGATTATTAGAAACGATTTTTAAACATATTACAGATTTCTTTAGTAAGAAATAAACCTTTATAAATTCTAATATTTTTATTTCTAAATAGAAATAGAAATATATTATACGCCTAGTGAAAAAATAATTATCATACCAGCAAGTAAAAGAGAACACACAGTAATAAAACTATAAAGTGCATATGGTTTATCTGTTGTTTGAACAGCATCATTATTAAATGATTTTGCCATTTTATATAAAATATAAATAATTTATCTTAACCCTTTATTTTATAAAATATATTTATTATATAAAAGAACAATCTTATGGATTTTTGGAAAGATATAGATTTAACCATATTTACACCAGTTCCCTTCTCTGAATTGGTACCTGGAAAAAGGTATATTATGTACGGAAATGATGGTAGATATCCAGGGATGAGATTTAAAATAAAATTTATAGAACAAGTAAGAGAAAATATGATACGTATAGATGTATTAGAGGTAAAATTTCGAGAACCTACAAGGGACACATCTATATATTATATAGGGACAGGTCGACTATACAACGTAGCATCATTACTTTTTTATGATTATGACGCATTGAATCCAATGAATCCTGTAATGAGAGAAATTTCAGGGAGAAGAGAAATACCGTCATTATTTTCAATGGCACAAAACCGACTCTCAACTCAACAAATAGAAGAAGCGAAGGCAAAAGGGCTTTTGGGCGGATTAAAAACAAGAAAGCGGAGAAAACGGAGAAAATCTAACAAAAAGACATCTAGGCGAAAATAATATAGTTATTTTACTTGTTTGTCTTTTTTTTTAGATTTTTTCTATTCTTTGTCTTCCTCTTTTTATTCTTCTTTTTATTCTTCCTCCCTAGTGTCTTCCTCATTTTCTTAGAAAAGCCACCCCAACTTCTATCAGGAGGATTTTCTATATCACCTGAATCTATATATTGTAGCGCTTGTCTATCAGAATCGGAAAAAAATCTACTTGTATTAGAGCATGAATAATCAAATATATTTATTTTACATTCATCTCCAACCACATATTTTATTAATTGTAATAAATAACTAAGACGTATCTCAATAATACTTCTTTCATCACTAGATAATGTTAATTTCCATATTGATATTTGTTCTCTAGTATTTTGTTTAATCTGTTCCCCGGTCTGTTCTACATTATCCGCACACCTTTTTACAATTTCATGAAGATTATTAGATAACATAGACATTTCTTCAATTGGTAATCGTCTTTTCCTAGGAAATAAATTAGAGAATTCTTGAAATTCTGATAAATTATATAAATTCAAATTAGGTTTCATATCTGGTAACGGATAGACTAGTTTTAAATTATTACTAGATACCTGTTTATGAACGGAGACTACAAAAACACCGTCCGTAGGAAACAAATGTTTTAATAAATGACTAACTCCCCCATGAGAAATGTTACTAATTATTTTATCAAAGGTTACATTATGAAATAGTTTACAAACAGACTCACATGGCATCTTTTCTGATTCTCGATTAAAAAAACTACTAGTAAAATTATATCCCTTGATATCCTCTTGGTATCGTGGACGAAGGCAATCTGAATACTCTTCCATTATATTAATAGTAGGTTCTGTCAAAGAATGTTGAAATCGTCGATTTAAACTCGGTAAATAAGATTGAAAAATACTATCTAAACTGCTTCCCACACCACCTGATTTACTAAAAAGTCTAACATTTTGAAAAGATGCCTGAATTTCTGGAGATAAATCAGCTTCTATTATTAATGCGTGAGCAACGATAGCAATGGTTACAATAATAGAGCCATCTTCATGACCTGACATACGACTATTATAGTGAGAGAAAAAATATTCAAATATAGACAGATAATAAAATAATAGCAGTAACAATAAGAAGTATTACCAAGAATGTGATTGAAAATGTTTTAGTTGATATTACTCTAGTGGTTTTTTGTAACTCTTTTACACTGCTTAGGACACCACGGCTGAACATTATATAATATATATTTATACAATATATATTATTATTTATGCAATATAGACTCCTAGTAAAATTTACTTTAGTAAAGGCTTGTAAAAGCTACTAATTTGGCAAGTATTATTTTTCTTATGTTGAGTAATATCTAGAAACTTTTTGAATAGCAATGTTTCCACCTCTTTGTTCCTCAGGGCCTCTATTTTATCAGCTAACTTATCTGGAGCCGTATTTTTTATAAGAGTCTGCATCTTCTTACTAAAAGTGTTTGTCGGCCGATTGTCCGAACTCTTCTTTTCAATCGTCCACATTTTCTCCAAGACTAAGGCAAACACTTGTTGCACTGGTTTCATAATCTGGTTCGTAATATAAAACGAATAATCTATTTTCAACTTGTTCTCCCTGATAAATGTGGGTGTCTCTATTTTATCGCCTTGAAGCGCCGTCTTACAAGGATTGTGAATATAAACAAACGGAATTCGGTCTCCTGATGCCGGTTTTGAACCCGGGTCTCTAGCCGTAATTCTATCAGCCAATACCTTATGCGCTATCTGTTTCGGGTTTTTATACCCCGTCCTCAACGATTTGGTAATCACTAATTTTTCCATGGGATATTTCTCATCCACCATATCTTGTAAACTTGCTTGTAAGAACGTCATTGCTTGTTTGATATCTTGTTGCTTCATCAAGATATCTATAATTCCGCCATAAATATCCTTCACAATAGGAGCATTGTCTCGTCGCTTTAAAACAATACCCATCTCCTTCCTCTTTCCCTTATTTGGGTCATGTTCATATAACATTCCCACATATCGCTTTTTCGATAATAGACAGAACGGCATAAATGTCTTCTCATATTCCAAATCGTGCGGTGCTTTCAAAAAGCTCGATGCTAAATGACCAGCTTCTTGTGCCAATTCAATCGTAATCTCTAAAGCATCTTTCCCCTTGATAGGAACACCTTCGGGTGTATGCAGGTTAAAAGTGAAGAATACTGAGTCCGTGTTATGAACTATGAGGCCTCCAATTCCAGCAGCAAAATGGTGATTCTCTGTGGTCAAGTCATAAACATATCCTTGATAAGGAATCTCTTCCATCCTGAGAATATACTCACCTTTTTCACTATTCAACAGTAAGGGACTATGTTGGTATATAACAACATTCGATATCATAGAATTCAATCTTTTGTAAGCAACTTCCTTAGCCACCGCAAGTTGCGTTTTTTCTCGATTAATATAACCATCTTTGAAATACTCGGCAAATTCCTCTGGCAACGAATGATGCAATAGTTGAGCACCGACTTTCACCTCTTTCGGGGAAATCGCTTTACCTGTTGCTAGGACTAGTGAATGGTCATCCGTCACATCTACGACAGAACCTGTAGTTATTATGCGAATCATCTTTTTCCTAGGTGATAACTTGTGACGAATCACCCGATGCAGCTTTGTCCATCCTTTCTCCGTCCAGGTTTCTACCCCGGTTAGTTCACACACTTCTTTTTCTTGTTTTCCTGGCTCTAAACAGGTTACCCAGAGGTTAGAACCATACTTAGTAGCCAACTCTTCAATTGTGCAAATATCAAAAGCACTATTATTATTCACTTTAACATATACAGGCGTATAATTCGCTACACTATCACCATAAATATACTCAGCCTTTGTCAAAATCGGTCCCTTACTCGTGTTACATAGCGAGTCACCATACGTCTCTTCAATCACTCGCTTGGCATATGTGAGCAACAGGCGTCCTGTGGCGGTTGTCGACGCAGCAACATCTTTTTCGTAAAAGGTGCTCGTCTTGGCTCCACATTGACCATACAAAGAATTGGCCGTTAATTTATAAGCAAGCTGACGCTTATCCAAGACATTTTTCATGAATTCGTCACTCTGCAATGGTATTAGCTTTCTCGTTGTCTTTCTCGCCTTTAATAACTCTTCCAAAATGGACGGCATAACTGCTCTCGACCCACTGGGATATTGTGCGAACCGGCATATCTTATGCCCGCATTTTACCTTAACAGCAGCAGCGCTTGGTGTTTTTCTAACATAAGTAAATGTATCATAAGTAATATCTACATATTCATATCCAGGCATATTATCATAGATG